GCCATACACGAGCCCGTCGCGGGAGACGATCTCGGTCTCGCCCGGCGCGTAGGTGATACCGGCGAGCGCCCGGCCGCCGCAGTCCTGCCGCTGCTCGTCATACCACGTCGCCGCCTCGACCTTGCGGCCGTGGTGACGCGACTGGCAATATTGATGGCGGTAGATGGCGTTGAAAACCGGGCGGCTGATCTCCTGCCGGGTCGTCAGGTCGAAATAGCCGTCGTCGGACATGACGTAGGCGAAGCGATTGAACCATTGCGTGCGGTCTACACGGGCCGCTTCTTCGCGGTTGACGCGCTCGATCTCTTCTCGCGCCTTGTCGGTGAACTTCTCGTTCGGCTTGATTTTTGAGAGCGCCTCAGACATGACGCCGGCCGTCAGGTCGTCGCGCAGCCCATGCTCGGCTTGCGGGCCGCCGTTGTCGCACACCCATTTCAGGAACTCGGCGCTGTGGATATGTTCGCAGTGACCGTGATAGCAGCAATAGGCGCGCGTCGCGGGCAGATACCGGCCTCCTAGTGTGCCGTCAGTGTGTTCGTGGGCATTTGGGCAAACAACGCCCACCCAACCTGAACTATTAGCTGGTTCAAGGACGTGCCCGTTGTCTGACAGCCATCGCAGGACGCTGTCGTTACCAGTATCCTTGACACGGATCGACGGCGCCGACGCGCTCTCTTCAAACGGCGTAACGCCCAATGCTTCACAGATCTCTTCAAGAGTATACTCCAGCCCTTGATTGAACTCGACGAGTCTCGCCTCGAAAGCGTCCCGCCCAGGCTTCAGATTGACAGAGCCCGGCAGCCGGATGTTGCGCACCGGATTTGTGGCGCCCGGATCAGTGAAGCCCGCCGCGGCGATAGCATTGATGGCGGCGCAGTAGGCGGCCTTGGTTGGCTGCTCGCGGAAGACATAGCCCCACTGATAGTTGCCGGGGCTTGTTTCCATCTTCCATGTTGGTTGCAGATCAGGCGTTTTCGACTTCGTGCCGATGTCGTCCAGCGGCAGGAACGCGACGTGTTCGATGTTGTCCTTGCCGGCGGAAAAGTTGGCCTTCAGCCGGTCTTCGATAAAGATTCCGGTGTTGACGTAGGTGGCGCCCTTCAGCGGCTTCGAGCCGGGCCGGAACGCGGGATAGGTGTATTTCGGGCTTCCGTCCGCGTGATACTGCTGCTCACCGTTGCGCATGACGGGCTTTTGTTGCACGAACAGGAGCGTCTCGCCCTCTTGCGCCAGACCTAAGAGATATTCGATCATCGTTTCCTCACGCGGCTATGCGATATTCTTTGCGTTGATTATTGATCCAGCTCTCATCGGCATTGATGAAGCACGGCTGGATGAAAATCGGCCTGACCTCAGACAGGCCCTTGCCGACGCGCTGGTTGCGGATGTGACCGCGGCGTAGATGCGGGCGCACGGACGACTGTCCGTCGCCATCCCCGCGTTGCGTCTCGGTGATTTTGCCGATCTTTATGGTCGTGATGTAATCATACTCACGCGGACGCTTACGGCTTTTCGGCCCGTGCTTTTTAATCTTCTCTGTTGTCTTCTGAGCGTTTTTGGTGGCCAGCAAAACCATAAGCGACGTAAGCAAGAACATAGATATATGTTCCACTTCTTTGATGCAGTCTTCGCGGTTTAGGCCGCCGTCTTTACTGGCCATAGTTGCTATCTGATCTATAGAATAAAATTTATCGCCTAGTTTAACGCGCTCCCATACGGAACCGTCTTTCATATTATAGGTATATCGAAACGTGAATGTTCTGACCGGAGGGTCCAGGTCTGAAGGAACGCCGATAAAAATCATGGTCAGAATTTTTTTGTCTAGCGTAGCTTGTATATCAAACTCATCATAGGGAGGCTTCAACAGATCTAATTCCTTGAGATCCGTCGCGGTATCATAGACCGCATTAAAACTCAGAGTGTCCCATATACTGTTATGGAATGTGAATAGCTGTTTCATTTCGACACCCGCTTATGTTTTTGATAGTCAAGAGCGTTCTCTCGTGCGGTCCCATACAAAAGGTTGGATAGATAGTTGTTCGACTTATCCCCGTCCAAATGCCTAATTGCACTGGTTTCTTTTATGACGGGACGCGGGCCGATAAACGATCGCAAGATAAGTTCGTGGACATACTCAGTTCTTGACGACCCTCGCAGCGACAGCTTTACACACCAATACCCATTCTCCGATTTGAACTGTTTCAACTCTCTGGCTCTATAACGTGTGCTACCGTGCCTTCCCCAATTCACTACGCGCGCCACAGACCTAATCTGCCCGCGCTCGCTGGCTTCGTAAGCACCTTCATATTTCGGTATCTGTAGCCAACTAGCCATTCCTTACCCTTTCCCGTATCTGTCCATGATGCTGGCTTCTGCGTCCAGCGGTAGCCCCGCGGCCCATGCCGGGGGCGTTGTCATAACCTTCTGCAATTCTTCGAGCGCCTCTTCAGGCCGATCAGTCTCAAGAACGATCTCGTCATGAACATGCAGAACCACGTCATCAAGACGGCGCAGAGCCTCACGTAGAAGGTCATGGGCGGTCGCCTGTGTGACGTTCTCGCAGGCCAGACCGCGCCACAACCGCGCTCGGGGCCACTCTTTGGCGTCGGCTGCGGGCTTCCACGCCGCCTTGGCGTAGGTGATCGCATCGTCTTCAAACTTCGCGTAAGGGTAGCAAAGCACGCGGCCGGAAGGCAAAGCATACCAAAGATGCTTGCCATCATAAAGGTAAACAATCCGGCCGGCCTGAAACTGCTTGCCCGGATTGCGCACCGCCCGCGTGTAGGCCGACTCCAGTTCTTCCCAGAACGGCACGGCCCACTCGTTCGCCCGGCGCCATGCGTTGACCATGCGGCGGGCCTCGTCCTCGGGCAGCGTGAGACCGTAGGCGCGGCCCATAGCGTCGAACGCTCCGACGCCACCACCGAACCCGCAGGCCAGCTCCTGCACCTTGCCGACCTGCCGCTGGTCTTTGGTTACGGCGTCGTAGGTGGTCCTGAACGTCTCGGCGGCGTTGACCTTGTAGACATCCAGACCATCGCGGAATTGCTGTAGTTTGGTGTTGTCGCCGCGGCCGGACAGCCACGGGTTGACGCGGCCCTCGATGGCGGACCAGTCGGCCACGACCAACTTTTTGCCCTCGGCCGGGATCAGAGCGGGCCGCAGCATACCACGCAATACGTCTGTAACGCGCCGCCCAAAGGCTGGCACGATGGCGTGGCCTCGCACCATTGCATGTCGCACCCGTTCGGGCTCAGCGGCGCATTTGCGCGTGAAATTGTGGACCTGGGCTCCGTAAGACGAAGCGCGCCCTGTAGCAGACCCACCAGCGAATACGAAAGCGCCGCGAACGCGAGCGTCATCCCCAGCAAGATTCCAAAGGCGGGCAAATTTCGCAACAGAAGACGCCCACAGGTCGTCAGCACACTGGATAACTTCTCTGACATCGGGCGGCACCTCCTCCGGGTCTTCGAGCGCCAGCAGATTGGCGCGCACGGTCTTGTCAATCGATTGCTTTCCGTCCTTGTCCATCAGCTTCAGCGCCTGCGGGCCAAGCCTCGCGGCGACCCACTCGCGCATACGCGGGCTTCTCACCGACTGAATCTGACCACCTGTGATCTCGCGGACGGTGTCCTGTATCTCCTGAAGCTCTTTATCCGCGTAACCGACCGCCGCGCGGCATAGATCGACATCAACGCGAACGCCACGATCATTAATGCGCTCGTTAACATGGTAATCCTCCAGCTCTTCCTCGGTCAGTTCGCGCAGGGACTTGCTGACGGCCCGCATGGTTCGGACGTCCTGCGCGCAGTATTCGAACAGCTCGGGCAAAAGATCCGTTCTAAAAGGAGGGAGGCAACACTGGCGCACAAGATAAGCGCCGCGATGGTCCTTACGCATCGACGAACCCGCAAACCGCCCGGCATCTTCCAGACTCCCCGGCGCACAGTTCGCACGCGCCTGCGCGGCGGTGCAGTAGAAGTTGTTCAGGAACGGCATGTTCAGCACATGCCAGAAGATCAGCCGCTCGAAGGCGGCGTTGTGCGCCCGAATCTGGTGCGACAGAATATGCCGCGGGAACGGCTGGTCGGGCGTCCAGACCTGCACCTCGTCGTCATCGACAGCGTAGGCCATGCAGAGCACCCGCGTTGACGGATGCTTCGCATAGTTATAGACGCCGGCTGTCTTCAGATCGCACTCGGAGGCAGTCTCGAAATCAGTCCAGACGGTCATTGGCTCTTGGCCTTGATGCTGCGCATGTAACGGCCAACCGTGTCCTCTGAGATGTTCAGATGCGCCGCGATCCGCGCGCGGCCGTAGCCCATCTTCATGAGCGCTAACACGTCCTTCTCCCGACGCGACAGCGCGCCTGTCTGCGACTTCAGCAGCACCGGCTCTGTCCGGTAGAGATGCAGCGCGGTCGTGTGGTCGCGGTTAATGGCGCGGCCAATGACCGGGTAGGACATCTTCAGATCACGACGCGCGCGCTTCACGAACTCCCGACGCGCCTCGACGATCAGACGTTCGCCAGCGCGGCCGACGACATCCTCCAGCGGCACGCAGCGCGTCTTGCAGACGTCTATAAGCAATGATTTGAGTGAGGCTCGCATTTCTTCCTCCCGAGAAGAAGATGGGGGCCGAAGCCCCCACCTGTTTAGCCACGACGACGACGGACGGGTTCACCCTCCGACGGGGACGCATTACCTTCGCCCTCCAGAGAGATCCAGTCCTGCACGTTGAACACGGGCGTATAGACGCGCCCATAGCTCTTGTGCTGGTAGTGGTCGTTGGCCAACTTCACGAGCGCGACCGGGTGCGCCTGATCCTTCTCGATCTGCTCCGCGACCAGCATGGCGAGGGCGTGCATGGCCTTCTTGCCGCCGACCGACGTTACCGAGTAGCGCGCCTCGACGCCCTTGTCGTCGCCGTCGACACACTGCACGCTCATGCCGACCTGAGACTCCCACCCGCGCTTGGCCTGCGGGGGCGCAGGCTCCAGCTCCGGCAGCGGCTCGGTGATCGGCACCATCTTCTCGGACAGCACCTCGCCCTCGCCCCATGCGATATAGCCATGCGTAAACGAGAACGGGTTGACCGCCCACAGACCGTCCTTGTCGATTTCTGTCTGATCGGCGCCGTAGACCCAGTGGCCGGTCTTGTCCATCTTGATGATGACCTGACCGTCAGCGCCCGCGACCGCCTGCGTGTTGTTGCGCAGGGCAGCCGCAAGATCTGTAGCGGCGGGAAGTTTAGCGCTACCAAATGTTATCAACGACAGATACTGTTTTTCCCCATATGACAGGGGCTTTTCACCGATAGCCATTACTTCACCTCAAGTTTAGAGAAGGCACGACGGATGTCGTTGCCTATGGTCAGAACCGCAGGACGCGGGTCTGATTCAGGAGCCAGCGTGTTACCGGACGAGACCGCGACGATCAGTCCTTCTGGCATTGTTACCTTGTGCTTCTTCAGCACCTTCTCGACCTGCGCGGGCGAGCGCATCTCGATCAACTCTTCCGACGGGACCAGACCCTCCAGCGCCTCCAGCGCCTTCAGCTCGTTGACCCACTGGCGCGTCGGCCGCTTGGGCACCAGCTTGTAGCCCGGCACCGGAGCGCCCTTGTCCAGCAGATCCTGCGCCAGCGCCCGCACGTCCTTGATCCAGCCCTCCAGCTTGTCGGCCATCGCCAGCGCGTCGGCCAGTTGCTGCGTGTCCAGCGCCTTGACCTTGGCGGCCAGCGCGCGGTCGACCTCGCCGGTCAGGGCCGGGCAGATCGGCTTGGCGGGGCAGAACCGGCAATGCGAGCCGTGGTTGATCGGCGCGTCGGGGCGGAAAGAAAGCTCGACTGCATTGACCAGCGTCCGCTCAAAAGCCTTGATGCGCCCCGGCGTCGTCACCCAGCGCCTGATAAAAGGCGGCTGGACGATGATAATCTCTATTTCGGTGACGTTCTCAAAGGCCCAGCGCAACTCGGGCGTGCGCATACCGGCTGCGGTGTAGAACATGCCCTGTTCGTTTTCCTCGGCCTCGACCTGAACGCCGTCGCCGAACTTCCAATCCAGCATGATTGCGCGATTGCGTATGCGCCCAGCGAGATCAGCACTACCAAAAACTCCGGCAAGAAAACCTCCAAAATGAACGCGCGTCTCGGTAACGAACTCCATCTCCTTGTTGGGGTCGATTTCATCGAGCGCAGCGAGCGCGAACCGGATCTTGTCTTCCTGCTCGTCTGTCAGGTCTTCAGGAAACGGTTCGCCGGACAGCACGCGGTGCATCACGTCATGCAGCATCGTGCCTTCTTCAGCATGACGGCCTGCGGGCCGCGGGGGAACCTTGTCGATTAACTGGCGGCTGCCGGGGCAGGCAATGAGTCTCTTGGCGGACGAGCCGCCGACAATCGTGCTGTGTGCCATTACTTGACCTTTCTTGTGAAACGGACCTTGACACATCAATGAATGTTATGCAAGTCATATTTATGGAAAAAAATTACGAAGCCTACCTTGTCAAAACCGTCGAGGCCCTTGGGGGCAAGGCGTTCAAATTCAACAGCTTAAGCAACAGAGGGGTCAGCGACAGAATCGTGTGCCTGCCGGACGGTAGCACATGGTTCATCGAGATGAAAACAGAAACCGGGCGGCTGTCCGCCCTCCAGAAAGTGTTCGCCCGGGACATGGCGGCGCTCAACCAGAAGTATGCGTGCCTCAACTCAAAGGAAGCTGTCGACCGATGGGCCTGCGAACTTACTACAACGAAATAGATCCGTTTGCTGCGGCATGGCTGCGCAATCTAATCAAAGAAAAATTGATTCCTGACGGGGATGTAGACGAAAGGTCGATAGCCGATGTTCAGCCAGTGGATCTTAAAGACTATGCCCAGTGTCACTTCTTCGCCGGAATCGGAGGCTGGGCCTACGCCTTGCAGCTCGCAAGATGGCCAGATGACGAGCCTGTCTGGACCGGCTCCTGCCCCTGCCAGCCATTCAGCGTCGCCGGGCGCGGCAAGGGAACAGCCGACGAGCGGCACCTCTGGCCAGAGTTCCACCGGCTCATCCGCGAGCGCCGCCCTTCAATCGTCTTTGGCGAGCAGGTTGCAAGCCGCGCTGGGCGTGAATGGCTCTCCGGAGTGTTTGCTGACCTGGAAGGCGTGGGATATGCCGGCGCGGGAGCCGATCTGTGCGCTGCGAGCGTCGGCGCGCCGCACATCCGGCAAAGGCTTTACTGGGTCGCAAGAGCCGTGGCGGACGCCAAACGTGACGGAGCCGGGCATTTCGCAGGAGCGATTGCTGACGAAGGACGGCGAGCCGTGGACGCCGGGGCAGAGAGCTTACGACGCGGAGACGGGGCGCGTTTGTCAGGTGGGACTGACGCACGAGATCCGCGCGTCGTGGCCGACGCCGACAGTCCCGAACGGCGGGCGGCAGCCGAAGGGCGGCGCCATGACGACGACCGGCCAGACGCCGGACGGCAAGAAGCGCCAGGTGGATATCAATTTCATCGCGCAGGCGACGTGGCCGACGCCGACGACGAGGGACGGCAAGGACGGCAGCTTCTGCCCGAATGTGCCGACGAACTCTCTCCTTGGTCGCGAGGCGTGGAGTGGCGACGGGGAGCCGACGGAAAAGAAAGGCGCGTTAAATCCGGAGTTCGTCTGCTGGTTGATGGGGCTCCCAATAGAGTGGGACGGCTGCGGGGTTACGGTAACGCGATCGTCCCGCAAGTCGCGGCAGCGTTCATAAGAGCGTGCCTATGAACCTTCGACCCTATCAGGAAGTAGCCGCCGATTTCCTGTTTGAGCGTGATCGTGCGATGATCCTTGCGCCAGTCGGCGCGGGCAAAACAGCCATCACGCTGACAGCGATGCAGGACATGACAGAGCGAGGGCTGGTCCGGCGCTGGCTGGTGCTGGCTCCCAAGCGCGTAGCGCAGTCCGTCTGGCCAGTCGAGCGCCCGAAGTGGGCTCCGAAACTGACTATGTCCGTCGCGGTCGGCACGCCAAAGCAACGCCGCGCGGCCTTCAAGGCCGACACGCAGGTCGTCGTCACCAACTTCGAGAACGTCGAATCAATCGAAGGGACGTTTGACGGCGTCGTCTTCGACGAACTGACGCGGCTGAAGAACCCGTCCGGCGTTCGGTTCAAGAAGCTGGAGAAGCTGATCGAGGGCGTCGAGATCCGCTGGGGCCTGACCGGATCGTTCACGTCGAACGGGCTGGAGGACGTCTTCGGCCAATGCAAGATCGTGGACCGCGCGCTGCTGGGCCGGTCAAAGGGCGCGTTCATGCAGCAATACTTCTGCTGCATCCACCGCGAGTTCGGCATGTGGGAGCCGTTGCCCGGCGCGCTGGAGCGCGTCATGGAGACGATCAAGCCGGCGACCTTTGTCCTTGATCCGGGCGAATACAAGGACCGGCTGCCCGAGCTGCACACGGTCGAGATGCGCTGCTCGATGGATCTGGAACCCTACAACCGCATGAAGAAGGACTTTGTGCTGGAGCTGGGCGAGACGATTACGGCGCCGACCGCAGCGGCCGTCACGACCAAGCTACAGCAACTGGCCGGCGGGTGGGTCTACGGCCCGGCAGGCGCGGAGTGGCTGTCGACGCACAAGTATGACCTGCTGGACGAGATCCTCGAAGAGAACCAGCACGACAACACCATCATTGTTTACAACTACAAGGAGGAGCTGGCCGAACTCCAGCGTCGCTATCCGAAAGCGCGGATGATCGACGGCGCCATCGACGACTGGAACGCCGGCAAGATCGAGCTGCTGCTGCTCCACCCCAAGAGCGCCGGTCACGGGCTGAACCTTCAGCACGGCGGCAACAAGATCGTCTTTTTGTCCCTGCCGTGGTCGCTCGAACTTTATGAGCAGACCATCGGCCGGCTGCACCGCTCCGGCCAGACGCGCGACGTGTGGGTCTACAATCTGATCTGTGACAAAACTATTGACGAGAGGATCATGCAAGCGTTAAAGGATAAAAGATCTTTAGCAGAGGTGGCGCTGGATGAATTACAGAGAACTGCATGAAATCATCATGGATCTGTCGGAGACGGAACTCCGGCAGATGCTGGAGGAGGAGCGCCGCGGCGACCGCCGACGCACCTTTATGATCCGCCTGCACCAGCGCCTGTGCGCGCTGCGGGCGCAACGGGAGCGGGAGGAGATTGAGCGTGTCTGTTCAGCAAACTCTTGAGGATCGTAACGCGACGCACGGCGACTTTGCCGATCATGCGCGCGCGACGCAGATGCTGAAGACGGTGATCCAGAATCAGCCAGGCTGGAAGGATCTGAACGCCATGCAGCGCGAGTCGCTAGACATGATCGCTCACAAGATCGGGCGCATATTGGCCGGCAATCCGAACCACGCCGACCACTGGCATGACATTCAGGGCTACGCCAAGCTGATAGAGGACCGGCTGTGAACAGGGTTAGCAAATACATTCACGTCCGCAGCGGCATCTCCTGCGGCCCCGGCGACGGGCGCCGTGTGCTGCTGTCGTTACCGCGGGTAGAATGGCTGGAGCGGCAGCCGGACTACGAGCCGTGGCCACCGCTTAAAGAGCCCGTGCCCGTGCCCGTGCCGGACTTTCAGCCGGCGCGCTACGACCTGCGCCCGCATCTTAGGCGCCATGAACTGTCGCAACGTCAGCGAGACGCTTGGGCGATGCATCTGGGCGGGGCATCGAACCAAAAGATTGCCGAGTGGATGGGATGCACGACAAACGCCGTCGGGAAATTGTTGGCGCAGGCGCGGGAAAAGCAGGGGATAGGACTGGAGAAATGAGCATCAAAGGCGTCGGCAAAGCCGGTCAACACAACGTCTTCATTCTGACCGACCGCGAGAAGCAGGTCTGGGAGATGCGCAAGACGAAAAGCACGAAGGAAGTCGCGGCGATCATCGGCACGTCAGAAGCAAACGTCCGCAAGTTGTTCGAAAACGCGAGGGACAAGGTATGCTCAGATGGCTCTACTGGGTAATCGCTATCCTGACCGCGCTCATCTGGGCGGCGGTGTTGACGTTTACGAATAATGATGGGGTGGGGTGATGACCGAGCAGGAACGTGAAGAACTGATCGAGCAGATGGCGAATGCAATCTTTGCGTCCACACATTCCAACGGACGCTACACTCTCGCAAATATGGCCCGTGCCGCACTCGCAGTCGCGGAGCCGGTGATACGGGAGCAATGTGCGAGGATTGCGGAGAAATCTTTCGGCATTCAGGGGCGTTATGCCCTTCATATCGCCGCCGCTATTCGGGAGGGAGGGGAGGGCAGACATGCCCGGGGATAAGGAAAGACGAGACTTTGGGCGGCGACTTTCGGCGATGCTACTTGACAAAGAGATGAGCATGTCGGACCTCGCAAGGGCTGTCTGGGGTGAAACCAGAGTTGATAGCCGTGGATATGGCGCTGTCGTGGGCAAAGACCGCATCTCCAGCTATTGCGCCGGTAAGACGCTCCCTACTGCATTGACCGCCCGGAAGCTGGCGAAGGCGCTGGCGTGCGATGTTCGCGACCTACTGCCTAACGACACCGGGGATGGCGGCAACGAACCTGTGCGCGTTACGCTTGACGGATCAGACGCAACCAGACTCCGCGTGCGGATAGACGCGTTGCTGCCGCCGGATATCGCCATGCAAATAGGCCTGCTCGTCGCGGAAGCCGTCACGTCAGGCAATAACAAAGAGGCAGAGCGGTGAAAGACGCGTTCGGATTTGCCGCGCCCGCGCCGCTATTCTGGGAAAAGTTAAAGCCGAGGCCGCTTGTCCAGAGCCTGACGAAGCTCCTTGATCTCGTCCCGCAGCGCTTCAATCTCGTCGGTTAAATCCTTGACCCGAGCCTCGTAACCGTCAATCAGCGCCTGAAAGTGGCGGGTGATGCTGTCCATCTTCGACGCCGCCGCGTCCGCCTCCAGCTTGGTGGTCTCGGCGGCGGCTTTCTTTCTGCCCATCCAGAATCCGATCAGGCCAACGGGAGCCGACAGCGCGGCGCCGTACTCTTTCAGAGCTTCCAGAAACTCCTGCGCCTCTCGTGTCATTTAATCCATCCGCACTTCAGGGCCATGCCGACCGCGTTGTGTTCCTTGATCTGGGCGATTGTCGGCTTGGTGTCGTGCCGGCTGTAGTAGATTGCCCGCGCGGCGGTGCAGAAGTCAGTCCCTGAGAAACGGGTCTCGCTCGTCGATTGACACGCCGTCACGAACGGTAGCAGCGCGAACAGCTTCGCGAGCCGCCACGGCGATCTGGGCGTCGCGGACCTGTTCGTTGAGAGCGTCAAGTCGTTCCTGCACACGGCCTGCGTCCACCATCTTTACGGCGTATAGCCACTCGAAGATCTTGCCAGCGACCGAGAACAAGCCGCTGACAACGGAGAGGATGGCAAGGATCACCGCGTCCCGCCGGTCACGTTCCAGTCCTTGGCCGCGATCAGACCGATGGCGACCAGTGCGCCTTGGAGATCTTCCCAGTTAATCGACTTCGTCTGCCACGCATTCCATACGACCGTCATCAGCGCGAGGATTCCGGGGATCGTGGTCATCCAGTTAGTCAACATTTCGGCACTCCGTATAGTTGGGCCTTACCTGTTTGCATACCACCTTCTGGCGTAGCCGGCCAGAGTTCTCGAACCCCGCACCCTCGACCGAGCAGCCCGTGAGCAGCGCCGCGCCCCAGAGCAGCAGCGAGAACATCGTGGACCAGATCAGAAAGCGAAGAGTTTCCTGTATCATGTCTCGATCTGCACATGCGGTCCGTCGACAATCGACTTCCAGTAAAGTCCGTAGGTGATCTGGTTCGTCAACCCGAGCGCCTTGGCCGCCGGCTTGAACGCCTTCTCGACGATGGTCTTGTAGTCTTTCAAATCCCACGAGACCTTACCGCCCGGCATAGCGACGAAGTCGATGGCCTTACCGCGGAGATGGTAGCTGTTCATCGTGCGGCTCTTGCCGGTCTTGACGAGGTAACGCTGCCGCTCCTTCGTGCGCAGACCCTCGGTGATCTCAAACGGGATCGGTGAGATCTCTCTCGCCTTCTTCGCCAGCGCGATCAGGTTGGCGTCTACGCCGCGCAGGCGGCTGATGGAGGTTGCGTTGAGCTTTGTCATCGGGCCATCGCGTTTGCAGACTGAGAAAGTATCGGCATCGCCAGCGTAGGCACACCGACATTGAAAGGAACGGCAGTCGGCGCGCCGCGCATCATGGCGGCCGTGTTAGCCGCAGCCCGGCGGGCCAGAACGTTACGGACAGCTCGCCCACCCGCGCCAAGCAGCGCCGCGCTGCCGGCGCCATAAACGGCATATGGGTCGTCGCTTTTCACGCCATACGCACCTACTAAGCCTTGCGACAACAACATTGCCGGGCTACGTGTAGGCGATACCATGCTGGCAAGATTAGCGAGCGTTGACCCCTCCTCGCCGGCAGCGATACGACGAATCATGGCTTTTTCATCTGGCGTAAATTTCCGCATCCGGCCTTCATTCTTGGCCATTGAGCGGAACTGCGACTCAATATTTTCGGCGGAGCCACCAGACAGATTGGCGCGATCAATCAGATGCTCAATCTCGGCGCTCTTGGACATCATGCGGTAATCTTTTATGCCGGACATGAGAGCGTCGGCGGCTTCTCTTCCGGCACCGGACATACGCGCCGCGACATTTGTATTCCGATCATTAGTGACAAATTCGTCGAGTTTGTCTGTCAGAATGCCGGCCATACGACGCACATCTTTTTCTGAATCTCCGCGCAGCACACCAAGCATTTGCCGGGCGTTATGCAGGCTCTCCATCGTGAGAGGCTGGCTACCTAGATCTTTCAGCGCGTCAACGGCGACTTTTACATCGGCAAATTTACTGAACCGAGGATCATAACCCTTGAGGTTAGCCTCGATATCATTTGCAAATGTCTGATATTTAGCTGGGTCATACTGCACACCCATCGATGTGGCGCGCTCAAACGACTCGGCCGCGCGCTCACCAAGCGCCGCCGTTGTTGGCGGTTTGCCGAGAGCGCCCATGACACCGCGTTGACCAGCCGCCAACGCCGACTCAGCGCCGCGCTGTAACCCAGCCGCGCCGCGAGCGCCTGCCAGACCGCCGCCAACACTGAGCGCGAGCAGCGCGCGAGGGTCTTCAATTCCCACTTGCTCAGCACGAACGGGAGCAGCGGCCGCGCCCGCACCTGCGCCAGCCTGCACCAGCGGACGTTCTGCCATCGTAGCCAGCACATTACGCGCCATGCCGGGTGCCGCGCGTCGCGCCAGCACATTAGCCGCGCCTGCGCCGGTCAGCGCGCCCGCGCCGCCCTCGGCCGCAGCGGCCAGCAGCTCTTCGGCCTCCGTGCGCGGGCGGAACGACTCGGGCGTCAAATAGCCGCGCACGAGTTCAGACGGCGTCCGAACCTGAGACGTGCCAAGTTTTGGAGCGGCTAAATTGTAGAGTGACGTCGCCAGATCCGCAGCACCCAACCCCCCGGCGACCAAAGCCGCGCCGGCCGGCCCACCGACGAGTCCGCCAAGCCCGGCAGCGGCCGCCATCGGCGCGACAGCGCCGCCAGCAACTTCCGCCGCGCGTCCGGCCGTCAGACCCTCAGAAGGCTGGCGCATCATGCCAACCCGTTCCATAAGGTCTTCTTGCGTAATACCTTCGGGAACGTTGCGGATAATGGTTCCGTCAGGAAGTCGAACGTCCATTAGCGCCTCTTGGGAAGTTGGCTAAAGTCAATCACACGCGGCGCAGTCTCAACGGCCAGGGCTTCCGGCGCTGCTGCCGGACCGGCAATCTTGCCTGACCCATACCGCGTCGAGATATCCGCCAGAATGTTGCGGACAGATTCGATGGACTGTGTTGGGTCTGACAACGTCTCCAACATGTTTTTCAACTCAAAATTGGAGTTGATTTCTTGCGCGCTCATGCCGGTCGCTTTTTTAATATCATTCAGCAACGCGCGAGTGAGTGTTTTTAGTTCGTTACGGCGAGACTGCGCAGGTGTAGCGCGCGCCTTCTCGGCTTCTTGGCCGATAGACGTGCCTCGGAAGTATGCATCAACGTTCTCGAGCGCCCCGCGTCTCTCGCTCGGAATTTCAGCCATCTTGTCGAGTTCGCCGTAAAGCGATTCCATGCGGCCAAGCGTGCGCTCTACATCCGTCTGTCCTTTGATGACGGTCTTTGTCCCGGTAGTAACGGGCTGCCCCGAGCCACGTATGATCTGTGCCTCGCTCATGCGCCGTTCAGCGTTTACGCCTTTATTGTCGCTGGCTAATCCCTCGACAGACTTGGCTATAGCCGCCGTATCACCGCTGCGAACCGCCTTAACTACTGCGTCGGGAAGACTACCGTAGTTATACGCGACGGACGCCAGCGCGCCTTGAACGTTGGCTGGCAACCGACTCCAGTTTTCTACGCCTGTTTGCTCGGCTGCGCGAGGGATAAACTCGGTGCGAACGCGACGGGAAAGATCTCTCTCGGCGTCTTCCTGGGTGACTTTCGCGCCGGGAACAACCGGCTGCACTCTACCTTCCGGCGTTGTGATCGTGCTACTGCCATAGCCAACACGATTGGCGTTGACATCGAAGTAGGGCTCTGCACGAAAATCCTCAAACCGCCTGAGCAGTCCTTCAGCGACATCCGCGCCCGTTGCGCCTTGCGCAGGCTCAATTACCGCAGGGCGAAGACCGCCGCCGGCTGTCTCAACATAAGTTTCGCCGCCTACTTCACGATACCTTGGGCGCGCCAATTCAGCCGCTTTCTCAGGCGACAAAATACCCATCTTCCACTCGGGCGTGTATTTGACGCCCTTCCACGACTCGGCCAAGGCGGGGAAGCCCGCCTCAACGGCATAGGGCACGAAGCGGTCAAGATCAGCCTGAGAGTTAACGCCCAGCTCAAACACGCGCTTCACTTCATCCAGCTTCTTCAACCGAACATCTCGTTCAGCAACTTCCGCCTGTCTAGCTTCCCGCGCTGCGGCCATCTGCGCCTGCAAGTCCTGATACTGCCCGCGCTGCGCCAAAGCGTTCATCTGCGCGCGCTGATACTGAAGCTGCTGCATTTGCGCCAAAGCGTTGACCGGATCAAATCCGGCTTCGGCCTGCGGCACCATGGAGGCTATGTCATAGCGAATCGGCATTGATCAAACCTCAATAACGAGCAAACGGGTTTAAGTCTTGCTGATATGCCGCGGCAGGGTATGCAGGCGCTGTTGTTTGTGGCTGCCCATACATCTGGCTATACAGCGCGCCCGCCATTGCGTTGCGCCCGATCCCGCCCAGCGCGCCCTGTAAGGCAGACTGGCCGCCCATATAGCTGGAGGCGCGGGCCTGACCGGCCTGCTCAATCCCTTGACCAAGCGCCTGACCGGCCCCGAGCATGGTGTTGGCGATGTTGGTTCCGGTCTGCGTGCCGATCTGGCCAGCCTGTATAGCCGCAGACGATCCGGGGGCCGCAAGACCCTGCAACGCCTGAAGCTGCAACTGACGCTGCTGAAGAAAGCGGTTATAGGCGTTGCCGTATTCCTGGCTGCCAGCCTCTTGCCCATAGCGCGTCAGCGCCTTGCCCGTGCCACCGCTTAGCAGACCGCCGCGCGCAGCCGCGCTGCTCTCCAACGCTCGCTGGCCTTCGCGGAAGCGGAAGTCGTAGCCGGGGTCGGCCTGATAGTCCGCCATGCTGAACGGCTGCGCGTAGGATCCGTAGCCAGCAGCGGCCTGATTGCCGCCGATGCCGTAAAGCTCCTGCATCCGGTTGGTCGCCGCGACGCCGCCCAGCCGGAACGGCTCCATGCGGGCGACTGACTCTTCGTACATCTTCTGCTGCTGCTGGCGCGCTGCTTCAGCCTGCTGAGCCTGTATTAGCGCCGACATCATCGACGCCTGCGACTGGGCCTGTCCGGCCTGTCGGGCAGCGCCCGCGCCCATGATGCCGCTGATGCCGCTGGCTGCTGCGCCGCCGAGTGCTGCGATTGTAAAAGGGTCCATTACTGCCTCACGTATAGAGAATGTTGACGGTGCCGCCATCAAACGTATTGGCGCCCGTCCGAGTGATTCTGATCTGGGTCAGCGTAGCGGTAAGATCGGCTTTGCCTGCGCCTACAGTCAGATTGCCACCCAAGTATGTAATTGTTCCTGTGTGGCTGCTCGTAAACTTGTTGGTGGTTATCTGACCTAGCGTCATTGTGCCGGTAAAAAAGTTCGTACTGGCATTGACGCCTATCAGCAACCCGGTTGTAGAGGCGTTGCCGCCAACGCCGATCACCAGACTGGTAGAGTTATAGGTGGTCGTTCCATAAGCGGGAGATCCGCTGGTGCCGGTCCCTAGTTGTACAAGAAGATTATCCGTTCCACTCAGACTGACATCAGTAAAACAAATGGTTATGAACTTTACCCAAGACGGAATATCATTGAAATCAATGGCGGTCCCGCTGGTAGAGGCCTGAACGGTTGCAGCGGTCATTGGTCTGGCCGACGCGGCTACAAGACTATCTTTTAACAACACGCCGTCAATTGTGACGCCTGTCGCGGAAGTCAATTCAGAGATCGTGTCAGTCTTGACCGACACAGACGCCGCAATATCGCCGAGAACGTCCAATTCAACACCCGCCGATGGCGTTTTGCCAATACCAACTTCGCCGGTATCTGCGATATGGACGCGTTTGACGCTGTCGGTCGTAAACGTCAGCGCTCGCGCACCATCGGCGGCCAGATCGGTCAGTGACGCGCCGGGCGTAATTTTGGCGTAAAGAACGCCACCTGAGGATGTCATAGCGATATTGCCGCCCGACACGTCCAGAGATTCGGACGGTGAGATCGTTCCGATACCGACTTTGCCCGTGTTATCAATGACGGTCGAAGTAGAATCCGGGTCCGCGCTGTCCTGCACGCGGAGCGCGTAACCTGTGCCGGTTTGCGTGATTTTTAGCGCCGGGCTTGACGAGTTGGTGTCTATCGTCACGTTGCCGGACAGCGCCGGAGACACGCCGGAAGTCGGCGCGGAAATGTTGTCTACGGTCCAGATCTCAACATCGTTGGAATCGGCCAGCTTGAACTTGTAGGTCGCACCGCCAAGCCAGATGTTGGCCTCGCCCCGGCTGTCCAGAATGACAGGGTTTTGGTTGGGGGTGCCGCCCGAACTATCGGTGTAGGTCGCTTGATCCGTCGTCGTCCCGGCAATATAGGTATAAAGCCTTCCGCCGACCAGCGGCGCGCCGTCAGCGGCAAAAAACTGCATTTTGGCGGTAGGAGTAAGAGCTGCCATTTATCCACCTACACAACTGGTTACGGTCAGTATGACCGAAGGAATAGCCGGGACCGGAGCCGACGCCGCCACATAAGGAATCTGGACGCTTGTGCTGTTGGCCGAATACACCAGCTCGAAATAGTCACCCGCCTGAAGGTTTAGCACAAAATTCCACGCGGCGACAGCAGCGTAGCCCGATCCGCCGTTCAGCGATACCTGAGTTGCCGAGTCGTCCACATTGACGCCATTCACGCGGGGCCAGATATATACATCGTGCTTGCCGCCACCCGTCTGCGCGATCTGCGCTGAGAACTGAAAGTTATACGTAGCCGTATTGTCTACATATATGCGGGACGTTGGTGTGCCAACATAAACGCCATAGACCAGATCCGAGCCATCGGCGCGGGTGAACGTGTTATTGAACGTAAACGTGTATGCCGTATTGATGACCGCGACAGTGAAGGTCGTCGTGCTGTAGAACGATCCGTAACGCCGCCCGGCTTCGACGGCTATATACATATTGTAGAACCACCGATACCAGGGCCGCGAGACGAAATTCGATAGCGTATCCCAGAGTTGGACACGCGCCGCCGGTATGAGGGTGTTGTTGGCTACGTCAGGCATTGGTCGGGCTCAGAATGAGTTCAGCGCCCATAATGGCGATTTTGACCGGATCGGTCCCTGACACCTCATATACACGGTCGCGGATCTTGGTCGTCATGCCCAACCGCCGCCAGATGACGCGTTTGCCATATTGACCGATCTGGCCCATAGATTTCCAATGTTCGTTCGACCACGTATGGCCGCCATCATCCGACCAGCGCAGCATTACCTGTGGATCGGAACCTTGTCCGGTTGAAAGCCCGACACCGGATTCACAGTCTAGCTGAAGACTATGTTGCGTTGTGCGTTTTAGATCGTTCTGGCCCGTTGGCAGCGCCCGCCATGACCGCAACCATTTCTGGATTGTGTCGGCCTCTGCGTAGACATTCATATCATAGGCATAGAGCGTTCCGGCAACATAATCGCCGATAACAATCTCGTCAGCAAAATTCATTTGATTTTGCCCGCGATGGCGGGTGAAAGCGTTATTTTCCCATCCAGCGCGCTCATGCCATACGCCGGTCGAGACATCGTAAACCCATGTCGTATTGGCGGTCGGGAAGTTAAGGACGTAGAAGGCGTGGCCGTCCTGCTGGTAGGTATAGGCCACCGCGTCGGCCAGCGTCGTGTATTGCTGGATCTGCCACTCGACGGCGTGGGTTGAGATACGCTCGCCGGAGTAACCCTTGGAGCGATAGACGATACCGTTACCGCGCGCGTCCTTACCGAGCCAAAACAGGCCGTTGTCCAGCTTGGCGACGGAGTAGGGGGCTTGACAGCCGATCTCGTTGAACGCGCCCTGAATACGGGCAAGCGGAAAGTCCGGCAGCCCGGCGTTATACCAGACCTCGACCGATGTTTGCCCGAACAGCCAGACCTCGCGATGGTCGACGATCAGCGTGACCAGATTGTCGGGCGAACCTTCGGCGCTGGCAAAGTCCAGCGGGTCTACAGACGTGCCGTCGTAAAGCGTGGTCACCCAGAACTTCTGGCTGTTCGGCTGGTTGTAGACGAAATAACCATCGATGAACCCGACGCCGACTGCGCCGTAAAAATCCGGGTCTGTGATCTGTGCAAAGACATCCGTGCCGGCGTTGTAGATGTAACCGTTCGCGCCCGCTGCGATGAATAGCTGCGTGCCGTTGTCAACCATATTGACTGGATCTACGCCGGCTACGTTCCCTTTATCCGTGTACGCCCAGTTAGAGTCGATCCTGTAGAGCCGCGTTCCAGACACCGCGTAGGCGTAATCCCCAAACGTCCAAAGACCCCGCACCGGCCCTGTCGGCAACTGCACAAGCTGACGAAGCCCCGGCGCGCGTTGGAGGAACGCCGGCTGTTTGCCACCGTCCGGAACGATCTCGGGGAAGAGATTCACCATTCTGTTGTCCGCAGCGTTGACGCTGCGGGCTCGGTAACTGGAGCCAAGGATAGGCGTCTGCATCAATAGTTCCCGGCAAAGATATTATAGCGCTGACGAGTCCCCACGATGCTGTAGGGCAGCGCCATAATATCATCAGGGTTGTTAATGCGCTTCAGATTGCGCTTGCTATACATGGCGATGCGCTGCACCTGCGCCGACGGTTCGACGCCAAACTCCGGCGCAATTTCGCAGGCCAGATTGTAGCGGAACGCCCGCAGGTAGCCGGGCGGAAACGACAGCGTCGTCGCCAGCGTCGCGGGATTGGTCAGCTCCTCGACCGAAATGATATGCCATTCCAGCGCGCGCAGAGGCACCGGATAGACATACATCTCGATGTCGGGGAACGTCATATTGATCCAGACCACCTGTGGATAGGTGCTGGTCACAGTCTTGACAGCGATGCCGTCATACTGCTGCTGGTTGATGATCTTGATGCCGTAGGAGACGTTGGTCTGCGGATCGCGGAAGTAGGTCGCATCGTCTACCAGAATCGGGCGGTTGCCGACGAAGTCACCTGTCGGTCCCAGCGTCCTTGATCTCTGGCTCGACGGCCATGTGAACACCTGATCCTGTGTCGAAAACACTGACAGGCGTTCCGTGTTCCAACTGTCCAGCATCTGATTGAGTGCGAACAGCGCGTCCTGAGACGTTTCCGCTGAGGGCGTTTCGCCTTCCGCGAGGACGCCCAGAAGCCGCAACGCTCCGTTGATCTGCTCGCCCGCTGTCGTCATCAGGTTCAAACCTTTCCCAGCCGTTCTGTTCGTCGTAGTCGGCTTCGAGATCCATACATGCAATCTTCACCCCGTGCCTGGGGTGACGAAGGTAAATTACAGCCATTTTTCACCTATGGTAAGGGCCAGCCGGCCCGTAGGCCGGCTGTGGGGTTAAATTAAGACGCTACGAGCGGAACCGAGAACCAGTCCGTCGTGTCATAAGCTACAAACAGGCACGCCGTCTTGGCAGCCATGCTGAACGCCGTCGAGCCAGCAACGCCGTTGATCTTGGCGCTACCCGGAGCATAGACTTTCAGAATGGCGTTAGCCGTATCATCGTTTTTGACGATAATGATGCGGCCTGCCGTAGGAGCCGGGATAACGACACCCTTGGTGGCATCCGCAGCCGTGACCCAGTTAAACGACGCCGTCATGGACGTCGCATCGGCGCGGGTAGACCCGGCTGCTGCGGGCTTGGCGACGTCTACGGCCAAAGTCGTAAACGTGCCCGTGCCAGAGACGGTGGCAGTAGTGAGCGTGCTTCCACTGATCGTCGCGCCTGAAATGGTCGTGCCACTTACAAGCTCGGGATCAGAGAAGGCAACGCCGACAGGTTTAGTGTTAGGCATTGCCCTCTCCTTTTACGCGACGCGATAAATCGTATATGCCGCCGTGCCAGTCTTACGGAATCGGAAGATGGCCGAAGACGGATTAGTCGTCGTCGCACCGTCAATAAGGACCGCGCTGCCGACGATGGTGTTGCCCGTGCCAGCGCCAAACGTCACGTCGTTAGCAGCATTGTCGCCAATGTTTATAAAGCTAACGTCAAAGCCGGTATTGACGGCAACGCTTGGAAAAGCCGCGTCGATAAGCGCGCCCGTCGGGAACGTATAGGTGCCCGCATCGGTGCCGCCGGAGTCAATAGTCACGATACCGGTCGCCAGATTGGCCGCCGTAATCGTAACCGTCGCGCCGGTCAGATCCGCCGATGCCGCCTGCGCGCGCATCAAAGGTTCGCCGCGCACGCCCGCCGAAAACTGATAGCCGCCCGTGCCCTGCGAAAGCGCCGGGGTGGGGCCGAAGGATTCGAGCGGATAGGACGCGCCCTGAGTAGTGATTGCCATGATTCAGAACTCCTAGTCTAAGTGTTTCCAAGATACCCGCTGCTTTATGCTGCCTATGGTAGTAGAAGCGACTTTATACTGGGCCGCTATTTCAGCATAGGGACGAGGGTCTTTAAGGATTCGTTTGACTTGGCGTTCAGTAAGGACAGCGTGCCCATTCTGCTCTCCGAGCGGGGCCCTAGACCGACCTTTCTGCACTTTATCGCGCATATTGTCGGCGTTGGTGCCCGGAAACAGATGCGCCGGGTTGACGCAGCTTGGGTTATCGCAGGTATGTAGCGCGTGTCTATCCTCAAGCATGTCCCCCGTATGCAATGCATACGAAAAACGATGCGCGCGGGTAAACATAACGCCGTTTAGCATACCTCTGAATATCCCATATCCGTCCTTGTCCCTACTAGCCTTCCAAGTCCAACAACCCTCGGTCTTCTCGACGGATCTGGCAAACCGTTCTTCAGCGGGCAACCCTCGGAATGTTCCGCTATGGCTTTTTATGGCCACTGGCGATCCATACTTCTTGTTGCGCCGCCAATGCTTGTTGCACAGCCCCAACGCAATAACCGGACTATCGCACCCTTTTATGCAGCAGACCTTATCTTCCACACTACGCCTCCTTTAAATGGAGGCGTAGTGTAACACGTCTATTCTACGCGGAACAATAGCTTTGCAAGATTTTCATGTTTACCTTGTAAGCCATTGAAACCAATAGAACTTAACCCCACAGCCTTACGGCCATTTGAGGCCTGATCACGCTGTAACCATAGAGTACATCGATGCGACACGGAAGTCTATCGTTGTTGATGTCATACTGACGGACGATACGCATCGAGATGCCGTTGTGAACCTGACGCGAAGCCATATCCACGCCCTGCGGCATCAGCAGATCGGCCGTCGCGAAGGCAATGGCGTCCTTGTGATAGACCAGGTTCTGCGGGTACTGCGTCGAGGCGGCGCCGACGAAGGTCACGGCCTTGCCGGACTGCGGCAGCGCGTCGACCGTGGCAAGCGCCTGACCGGCCGAATACATTGCCGGGACAGTGACCGAAGCCGTCGTGGACGCCGTAACGTCCGCCAAAGCGACGAACTGATACAGCGAGCCAGTCGACTCACGGGTCTGCGGGTTGACGGCGTAGCAGTCGGCAATCGTGAACACGTCGCCAGCCTTGATCGTCGTCGTCGTAAGACCCGTCAGAACGACAGTCGTTGAGCCTTCGGTCGTAACGGTCGCGTTGACCGTGACGGTGCCGGTGCGCGAGCCGGTCGTGAACTGCTTGATCGACTGCGACATATTCAGCTCGTCATAGCCGAGGATGCCTTCGCCGAACATGCCGTTCTTGAACTGCTTGCTGATGGCCGAAACCGGGTTGAAGAGGCCCTTCATGCCCTCGATCAGCGCAGCGTTCGCAGCCGGGTTGACCGTCGCGTAGCGCGGCGACATGACCGCAGCGTTCTCGTTCAGCTTCTGCTGGGCCTGAAGCAGGACCAGCGAGGTCGCCGGCGTCGTGCCGGGCGTGCCGACCGAGTTGCCGATATACTTGAAGCTGTTCGCAACGTCCGCGTCGATGGAGGCGGCAAGCTGCGAAATACGAGGCTTGAGAACGCGCTCAGCGAAGTCGTCCAACTGCATCGTCAGTTCGGCGGTCGTAAAGTTGACGCCGATGTGCTTCTGGCTGGAGACCGCGAGCGTGGTATACTGCTCGTTGTCGTCCTGAACCTGAAGCGCCGCGCCGTCCGTGACCAGAGCGCGGTCAGGCAGACGGATGCGAAGGGTCGAGCCGATCTTGGCGCCCTCAACCGCAAAGCTGTCGTCGTACTGGCGGTTTACGGTGCGGGTGATCACAAGGTTGTTCTCCAGAATTTCCAGAGCCTTCCTCGTGATCATATCAATTGTCAACAGAGAATTAGACATGATTTCAACACCTTAACGTTGTTGGGCCTGTAGCTTCCTGATCTGCCGTTGCCGCTCTGCTTCGATCCACTCCGAGGTCGTCATGGTCTTCAGCGACCGGGGGTCTGTCGTGTCATACGACGCGCCTCCGGTTGTGCGAGCCGCAACCGGCGCAATCGGAGCCGGGGCGGATGATGTTTTCCTGACCGGCGGGTCCGAGGTCAGTTTGGCCTCGATCTTACCGATCTCTCGTGCCTGCAAGATGGGCGATAGCTGGGAAATCCTTGCGGCCTCTTTCGGATTGCTCCCGAGCCAATAGATGACATCGGGTCCGATCTCGGACGCCTGAATTGTCTGGGCCATCACATCGGTTACAGGAAGGTTCGGGTTATAGGCGACCTGTTGAAAGTCCGCATATTTGTCCCGAGCCGTCTCCTCCAACTCCTGATAGGCTTCGACGATAGCCGCCTGTTGTCTTGCGGCCTCTCGCTGGGCCAGAAGCTCATGGGCCTTACGCTCAGCCAATGCCTCGGCATACTGCTGAGCAGACTCATAATCATTCGGGTCCGCCAGAGGGGCCACGGGCTTTTGGGCCTGTGACTCCGCAAGCCGCTGGGCCTGCTCTCTTTCCCACTTACGCTGTTCTCTTGCCAGGCGTTTGCCGACGATGGCGTCCAACTCTTCCTGAGTGAACGTTTTCGAAGGCTGTTGTTCCTCCGGCGTCGTCTCAACGGTTTCCGGCGCTGCCGTAGCTTCCGGTTCCGGCGCGGGGCTGATCTCCGCTACAGCCTGTTCATTTTCCATTTTTTACCTAGCTTTCCGGCCAGTCGGTTAATGTTGATATTAAGCGATCATGCCCACAGTTGCAACCCACTCCGGCGCGGGCGTGCCGTCAGCGGCGTTTACCCAGCCGCCGGGTGTGTCCATATCGCCCTGCTGATAGACGTATTGGGTAATCGCAGGGTCGAAGGATGGCGGGTTGGTCAGCTCGCCGTTGATGCGTAAGCGACCGTAGAACCCCTCACGCGGCACAGGAGTAGGCCACGGGTCGTCCGGGTTCGCCGGGGGAACGACAGGCTCGTAGATCGTTCCGACCACGTTCAAAAAGTAGCTGCCGCCCGTGGAGATGGGGCCGTTGACGATAATCTGCGGGTTGCCTTCCGCGTCGTCGTAGGTGAAACCAAGCCGCTCGGCGTCAGCCAGTAGCGCCTCGTATGTGTGGGAGTTGAAGACGATTTCCTGCATGTGGTGTTCCTAGTAGGGCGCGTTGACGCTACTTTTTTGCTTGAGGATGGCGTCTGGGAGCCGCTGGTTGTAGAGCGCCATTGAGCGGACATATCCGTTTAGATAAACGCCGTCCGAATACCCGCCAAGCCAACCTTGGTCTATTCCTGTGACAATGCTTCCGGTTCCATCCGTCTGAACAGTTCCGTTGTTTGCTACAGCGGCAAAGTCATTTGCTTTGATAGCAAAAGCCGCACGGAATATGGTTGTTGTTGTTGGCGCGGGGCTGTAAGTCAGGGTGGCCTGATTTACCGTCGCGACATTTACTTCGCTGGACAAAGAGCCAAGAGAGTAATAGTCGCCGTAGTTGCCGCCCGATATTTTTCGCGCATTAATAAGGTATCTGTTTGTGGCGACGGACGACACGGCCTCCGCCGCAAGCGTCATCTGCGTCCCCTGCAACGTCGTCAGCGCGCTCCCCGTCAACTGCGCGACATCAGCGGCGCGGGTGACGCTGGATGCTACAGTCGGGATGTAGCTGGTGGCGAAGGAGCCTGCTTCGAGTTGTGCGCCCCAGAGGTAAATACCAGACACCCCATCAACGACGGCAGTGGTTGAGGTGTTCGCATTAGAAACGTGCATTTCAATATATGGGTTAGCGGCGGCGGCAGTTTGGCTAAATACACACCGATACCACCCGTTACCGACATAAGTAATTGACCCAGAATATCCAGCGGTGACTGTTCCGACCACACCATTGTATAGGTCAAACCATACTTTGGATGAAGACGCGCCAAAATCGGTAAATGAAAGCCACCTATTAGTTGAGCCTGTAGCCTTCGCATAAACGGACGCCGTGCAGACGGTAGACGCAATAGTTCCTTGCCTAAGCATATATGGTGCTGTAGCTGATGGAACCATTAAAGAAGCTGTTTGTGTTCCATCTGGCGCGATAGCCGCATTAGCTGTTGGGGTAAATCCTGAATTGCTACCCCAAGTGCTAATAGCTTGAGATAGAGAAATTAAATTAACCCTCTGCTCCTCAATCAGCATCCCCCTCGGTGTCGCGGGGGTCGTGGACGGGTCGTAGTCATAGCGTGGCTGATAGACAGCAGCCGAGGTCGTCGGGATGTAGGCACGGGGGGATTGTTGGTAGGTCGCCAATTCACTCTGCGCGCCCCACAAGTAGATTGTTTGCGACGCCCCGGACGAACCCAAATAGCTGACAATATCCATCTGAGAAGCGCCGCCAGAAACAACGTTGCTTATCCTCTGCCACGATGTTGTCAGCGTATAGGATGTGAAGTTGGTGTCATCCCCAGAGATGGCGATAATCTCACCCCCAGATGCGCCGCGCGCCCATACGCTCGATATGACTTTTCGGCCAGCCGTGGACGCGGTGTATTGGACGACGCCGGGCGTTTGATTTGATGTATATGACGGCAGAACCAATCTGGTAGCTGTGTTGCCGCCAAGCGGGTCCGTTACCGCCGTGGTGTTTGCCGTTCTTGATGAAGGCCCGGCCCAATAGTCTACCCATTCTCCAGACGCATTTTTTGAAAAATCCTGCGAATATTTTACCAAATTCGCCGGTGCCCACGTCAGCGCCCCGGTGCTGTCGTAATACATCGCGTTGCCAGCACGGCTGAACGACAGCCAGCTTGGCGAGGCAATATCGCCCGCATAGGCATTCGTGTAGGCGCGCAGGGACGTATACCAGCCCCAGCCGTAGGTCGTGGTCGTGCCGGTGTTGATGATGGTCAGCGGCGACGTGCTGGAGGCGTTCACATTGTAGCTGGACGCTGCATTCGTCTGCTCGTCGATGTAGAAGGCTTCGACAAGGCGGTTGGTGTAGCCGGTCAGCGTGAGGGTTTCGGCTGCGCGGGTAGATCCATTTGGAATAAACGACGAAACAAAGTTAGCTTGTTCTACTTGCGCTCCCCACAGATATATCGTGCCTGTCGGGCTACCTCCAATATATACACGGGCATTAATTGATGTTTCGGTAGATGTTAGAACAACAAATGCAAAACGATACCATCCATCGCCAACTGATGTAGATGTGCAGTTTGTTAAAACGCCGAACGTGCCAGACGCAGTTGTTGATGTAACAGACATCGTTGTAGTGTTAAAGACAACATCGACGCGATTTGATACGGTAGCGTTGTCCCTAAGCCTCAAGGTTCCAGTGGCTGACGCGATAGTGCCAGCTTTTACATAAATTGAGACTGCGTAAGGAAGCGCGGAAGCAGACTTGGATATCGAAGCACTTGCAAGTTCAATGAATGTCGGCGTTCCGGTTACTGTTACGGGCGTGACATTTGTCCCATCCGGCCCGGATAAAGATGCCCCGGTAAATGAGCAGCTTGTAGTCGTCCACCCGGAAACTACAGAAACCAAATTCGTCCGCGCCCCCTCAACCAGCAAGCCCTTCGCAGCAAGCGTCACGGGGTCGTAGTCAAAGCGCGGGCCGTAGTAGGCGGACGTGGTGGTGGGCTGTGGGACGCCAGACGAATTTGGGTTTGCGTCAGCAGACCTCGGCGCGGTTTCGTATGTGATAGAAGCGCAAACGGCGTTGTAAACAAGAATATCCAAATTTGCAGTCGTTCCATAAGTCCCTTGAGTGCAAATATCAAAAAGACCCTCTGTCACCAGAGAACTAGCGTAGTATACTTGCGTCCAACTTGTTGTGGCCGTCACCAAAGATGGTATAACCTGTCCAATCAACAAAAATGTTTGGCTTGAGCTTGTGTTACTTTTTACCCAGACGCTCCGAATTGCTGTTGTCGTTCCGGTTACATACTGACGTAAAAGGCTATAATCATTGACTGTATTACCTGCGCCACGGTCAATTTGAAGTCTTGAGGCATTCGCCCCACCAAATGGGTCAGCTTGTCCGCCTGTCACAACAGGCGTGACGCCTGTCCCTCCAGTAATCTTCTGCCAATCCGTCGCATTATTAAATGCGTTGCTTGATAGCAGCAGATTATTCGGCGCATACGTCAGCTTGCCCGTCGCATCATACAGCATCGCATTGCCCGCGCGGGACACATCGCCGCCGGTGGGCATAGAGGAGACGGAGGAGAGCGTGGTGTAGTCGCCCAGCGCCGTGGCGAAGATAACGGACACGGTGGGGCCGAACCCGCCGCCGAACGGCACGCGGGGGCCAATTCCTGCATCATAATACTCCAGCGTCCTCTTGATTCGGATGTGGCCGGAGAGGAAGCTGCGAAGTAAAATCATGCGTAGTAGCTCACATTCAGAACCGCGCCCGACGACTGTTCGATAAACCGGATGCGGTTCAGATCGCCGTCATAGGTGAAGTAGGTGTCAACCAGCACGGGCATACCGACGCTGGCCGTCGGGTTCGTGCCGTCATCCCGCCAGCGGATGTTCTGCGTCGAGGCGACGATCAGCGCTGCGGTCGCTCCGGTCGGAACTGTCAGCGCCGTGGCGGCTGACAGGCTGGTAATCTGCTGATAGCCAAGGCAGACAGTAGTTGCTTTAAGTCCCATGATGTCCTCACGCAAGGAATTTGAGTTTGTAGAGCGTACTCAGATAAAGAGCGACGATCTCGTCGATGATGTTCTGCAACGCAGACTCGTCCTTGTCGCAGACCTTGTAGCGCATCTCTTCAATGTCCTTGAGCGAATCCTCAAGAAAATCAACGATATTACTCGTCTTCTTGGCTGATTGTAGCGCAATCGGCCCGATCATTCCATGGCGGCCCATATACGCCTCCGCGAACGTGTCCGCGAGGTCGATGATGCCGCCATAAAACTTGCCCAGAGCCTTGTGCTTGGCATAGGAGCGCGTGTTCAGATGCGCGGAGTGCGCCACGTCGCGGGCTAGGAACAGATGACCGATGAAAACTTCGCAGGTCACATCATCTCTCCCGTTTCGCGGATCGGCGCGTTGCCGGCGACCAGATCGCCTGTATCAATCGCCGCGGCAATCGTTCCCATCACTATATCCTGAATCTGCTCGGGTTGCATACTGTTTGCAAACGCCTGCATCCGCTTTGTCTCGGCGTCGTAAGCCTTGATCTGCGTGTTCTGTTCGTCAATCGCCAGCTTTTGCATGTCATAGCTCTGCTGGAGCTGCTGGATGAGCGCCGTCGTCTGTTCCATAGACGCCGCCATCTCCTCCATCTGCCGGCGCATGATCTGCGCCTCGGGCGAGCCGTCGGTGCCCTCCAGAACGGCCGGGTCCAGCACCTTGGCGAACCGCGCGGCCATCTCCTGCGCGCCGGGCCAGTCCATGTTGCGGATGAACAGGTCGCCCGCCACCTTCCACAGCTCCGGGTTGGACTGAAGCAGCATCTGCATAGCGTCGAGGGCTTCCTGACGCTTGGTCATGTAGCCTGGTCCGGTCGTGACCATGACGTCGTAGATGCCGATAGACGGGTTGTAGATGCGCTCGATCTCGATGCCCTGCTCGTCCTTAAGGACACGCACGGGCTCCGGCTGCATCGGGTTGATCCGCACCATGCTGACTTCATTGTCTATGCCAATGATGCGGGCCACACGTTCGGTGTCGTAAATCTTCGGTATAAGATCGACGATCTGGCGCGTGACGTAGCGGATGGCCCGTGAAAGGTTATCCACATAATGGTAAGTCGATGTGTCGCCTTGCTTCTCACGGGCAAGAATTGCACGACCCGTACGTTCGTTGGAGTCCGCCCCAATAGAGCTGTCGTATTGGCCCGTGGTCGACTTGATGTCATCAGCCGCCCCCAGCTTGGCCTGTAGCAGCCCTGTCTGGGCCATCGGAGGAGCCGCCCGTTCGGGCAGGGGCAGCGGATTGCCCGCCCCGTCCGTTACGTCCGGGTTGACCTCAAGATATGGCCAGTTGTTGGTGTTCGCTGTCTTCCAGTTGGTCTCGTAGCCCTCAAACTGGCCGCCGTAGCCAATGAACGGAGCCTTGGGCGCCAGCGCCAGCATCTCTGCTTCCTGGCTGACCCAGTAGTTATACATGCGCTGGGCGTCTTTGGCGTTGCGCACGAGCCCGGACACGTAGATCTGACCGTCGACCTCGAACTCGTTGCCGACGACGCGGATGACGGGGATGTGCTTGCCCGCCCAGTCGCTGCTCTCAAGGATTTCGTAGCCGTTCGTCTTGACCCACTTGACCTGCTTGCGGTCGACCGACCGGCTGCGCAGCGGCTTGCCGAACTGCTGCTTCAGCATCTTGTCCTGCGGCGTGCCGTCGAACGCGGTTACATTGCCCGGATAGAGGTTCAGGGTCGCCTTTTTATGCTCGTAATAGAAATACTCCGCGATGCGGATCGTCTCGCTGTTGACCCACATGGCGAGCGTCTGGTCGCCCACGCCCTGCGCCTGAAGCGACGAGATCGGCGCAGCGTCCGGGAACATGCGCTCATAGTCTTCCTTCAGCACGTCCTCGGTGATGAAGCACCACTCGGCGTCCGCGCCGCAGGGGTCTTGAATGGACGGGTCCATATAGACCGAGAAGGCGTTTCTGACACGCTTGATCTTGATGTCCTGATCGAAGCTGTCCTCGCGGCAATACTCCGTCACGAGGCGGATATAGCCCTCGCCGTAGGTGACCTGGTTGTCGCAGGCCGTGTCGTAGGCCACGTCCGCGTCTGACAGATACTCAATATGGCGCACGATCCCGTTGAAGATGTCCGCGACCTGCACGTCCGCGAGGTCGTCGGCCGGGATGACCTTGCCCTGCGGCCGGTTCTGCCGCTGCTCGTTGGTCACGAGCCGGACGTGCTGCGGCAGCTTGTTGATCGTCAGGCACGGCCGCGCGTTGATCGTCTGGCCCTGCACCGCCCCGCGGGTCGCCAGCACGTCCGCCGGCCATTGCCACTGGTTGTCCGGGCTGCCCGCCATGAAGCGTAGATCGTCAAGCTCGTCTTCGCGGCTGTCCGAGTAGGCTGAAACGGCGATCTTCAGCCGGCCGCGCATGGTGTTGAGGACGTCATCGTCCCCGCCAGCGACCGATTTAGCGCCTTTGATGCCGTTGTTGTCCATTATTTGCAGGACTTTCCTTTTTTAGCCGCAGCCTTGCGTTTTACGTCATACGCAATCGCAACTGCTTGTTTTTGCGGCTTTCCGGAGGCCATTTCCGCCTTGATGTTCTTGCGGAAGGCGTTTTTGGACGACGATTTCACGAGAGGCATTACTTTTTCCTCGTTTTGGCGGATTCCCTGAACGCCTTGGCCGTCGGAGCGCCCTTTGCGCCCGGTTTGCGCATCTTCTCGCCCGATCCGGCGGCGATGCGGGCCTTTTTGGCGTGAATATTGGCGTAGAGACCGGGTTTACTTGCCACAGTTCCACCTCTTCATGCTGGCTTTTGCCCGTTCGGCGTTCTTCGACTTGGCGACAACGCCGCCCATACGGGCACAAAACGACTTTTTGCGCCCCTCGTCGGCTTTTGTCTTCGGGTTCGGCGCCGGGGGCTTCAGTTTGCTGCCTGTAGCAGCATTATAGCGCGCCCTGCCCTTGGCGGTCAGGCCAGCGCCTTCCTTCGTGGACAGTTTCTCGCCGCGCCCGACGGACAATGATACGGATTTCTTGGCCATCAGGACGCCATCCATGATGATGTGTTCGCGCCCGAACCGTAGCTTATTCTAGGGCGATTGTCTACTCGCGCCTCTCTGTGCGCCACGGGGAAAGCGAAAGTAACGGCTATCGCGTCCGCGGCGTCGGGGCTGGCGAGCCCACGGGCTTTCATATCCTTCTTGCTCTCCAGGAAGATCGCCCCCTTCGAGTCCGGCTTCATCATCGGCCCCGTCAGGTCGCCCTTCAGATACCTGTCGTTCGGAATGCTCGCCGTCTTCAGCCATTCCTTCATCGACCCCCACATCTCGGCCCGCTTGTTGCCATACATGATCGGCTTGCTGCTGCGCTGCCCGAAGTTGACGCCCCTGATCTTGTATCTCTGCTCCTTGAGT